AAACCATTATAATAAATAACGAATATAGAGTTTGTTAACACAGTCTTTTATTTATTTATAGAGAGGGGTGAAGACCATGCCGAGACGACCCGCTCAACCCTGCAAATTTCCAAACTGTCCGCTGCTTGTTCCTTATGGCTCTAAGTACTGCAAGGAACACGAGAGTGTTCTCTCGCTTGAGGTGAAGTCAACAAAGGATAAAGGTTACGACTCCCGTTGGAATAAAGCTCGGGTTCGTTTTTTGAAAACACATCCGCTTTGCGTGAGGTGTCGGGCGAAAGGAATGATTACACCTGCAACAGTGGTGGATCATGTCACTCCTCATCGAGGGAACCAAAAACTCTTTTGGAATGAGGGCAACTGGCAACCTCTTTGTAAATCCTGTCATGATCGAAAGACTATGACGGAGGATCATAATCCGATTTATGGATATGATTTTTGGTGAGGGGTAGGGGGGATCAAATCTCTGTGACTCACCTCTCAAAAGACCGTGGCCCCCTCAAACGTGCATTTTCGCAAAATGCAAAAGGGGTATATTTTTTGAAGAAATAAATAACTGAGAAACAAGCTGTAACAAGATGTTATGGCTTATTTTTCTTTCGTTTTATGGTTTAAAAGATTAGAGATTTCAGTAAAGAAAGGAGGCAGAAATGGACGATTTTCAACGAAAACAGATTAGAAAACTACGTTCTGAAGGTTTGGGATACCAATCAATTGGAAAGATAGTCGGTTTGTCTAGGGATTCTGTTCGCAATTACTGCAAACGAAATCCGGAACTATTGGGCTATCGAAATGCCGTCACAAAGATGATGAAAGACCAAGCCAGCGGCCTTCCTTGTTGCCTTCACTGTAAAGAAACCTTTATCCCCAAAGGAACTGGTCGACCTAAGAAGTTTTGTTCGGATGCCTGTCGGAGATACTGGTGGCAGAACCATCCAGAATTACACCAGAAACAAAATACAGCTTACTATGAATTGACTTGCCAACATTGCGGTAAGTCTTTTTTATCATACGGCAATGCGAACCGGAAGTTTTGTAGCCATGCCTGCTATATTCAATCTCGTTTTTACTAAGGAGGTAGTATGAAAGTCACACAAGATATGACATGGGTTTCTTTACCCATTGACTCTTTAAAACCAGCGGCTTATAACCCACGAAAGAAACTCAAGAAGGGTGATAAGGAATACGAAAAAATCAAGAAATCCATTGTGGAGTTTGGTTATGTTGACCCAATTATTGTTAATTTCGATGGCACTGTAATTGGAGGCCATCAACGACTGACCGTCTTATCTGACTTAGGCTATAAAGAAGTTCAATGTGTTCAGGTTCGGATTGATGATGAGAATAAGGTAAAGGCCCTGAATGTTGCTTTAAATAAAATCACAGGCGCGTGGAATGAAGAACTTCTCGCAGACCTGATGGTGGACTTGCAAGATGCGGATTTCAATTTGGACCTAACCGGTTTTGAAGCCCCGGAAATCGATCAGCTATTTTCTAAGGTTCACAACAAGGAAGTGAAAGAAGATGACTTTGATGTAGATGGGGAGCTGACAAAACCGACTATCTCGAAACAAGGAGATATCTGGCATCTTGGGAAACACCAAGTGATTTGTGGTGATTCTACAAAGCTAGAAACTTATCAGCTTCTCCTGGGAGATAAGAAGGCCAACCTTGTCGTAACTGACCCTCCTTACAATGTTAATGTGGAAGAAACAGCGGGAAAAATCAAAAATGATGATATGTCCGATGCGGATTTTTATCAGTTCCTTTTTAACATGTTTGTCAATGTAGAACAGTCCATGGAGGATGATGCTTCCATCTATGTTTTCCATGCAGATACAGAAGGATTGAATTTCAGAAAGGCCTTTAAGGACGCTGGCTTTTATCTGAGCGGTTGTTGCGTTTGGAAAAAGAATGCCTTGGTATTAGGTAGAAGCCCTTACCAGTGGCAACATGAACCTGTGCTCTATGGCTGGAAACAAAAAGGAAAACACCAATGGTTTTCTGATAGAAAGCAGACGACCATTTGGGAATATGACCGTCCAAAATCCAGCAAAGAGCATCCGACTATGAAGCCTGTTCAGCTTATGGCTTATCCGATTCAGAATTCTTCCATGCGAGGGACACTTATCCTGGACCCATTTTTAGGCAGTGGCTCTACCTTAATTGCGGCTGATCAGACCGGTCGGGTTTGTTATGGTATTGAATTGGATGAGAAGTTTGTGGATGTTATTGTCAAACGTTATATGGAAGCGACGGAAAAGTCAGATGTGCAGCTAATCCGTGAGGGCAAGACCTTATCTTTTGAAGAAGCAGTTAGTAAGTATGAGAAGGAAACAAGCGAAGCATAAGAAGGTGACGGAAACAGAAGTCCTCCAATATCTCAAGGGACTGTCTGAACAATTGGTTGACTTATCACAAGATTCTCCTGGGGTACAGGAATTGAGGAACGCTATAGAGCGTGCTCGTAAGACTAGACAATTTGGATGTTTGGAACTAGAGTATTTGGACCAAGCGATGAAAGAACTTGAATCAAAATTTCAAAATTAAGCATAATAATTATCTATTATAACTGGATAAATATGCAGATTAGAGGTATTATACCATTGACCAAATTAAATCCCCCAAAGGAGAAACATATGATGCTCTATTCAAATGCAGAAGCCAACCTGATCTTGGAACAAGCTCGTAATCGTTTAGCCCTCTTATCCAAAGGATTTATAACCTTGGCTCAGGAACAAGAGTTGGACAGTGTAGAACAGGAAGATGCAACTCAGGTTCAGAACTTACTAACTTCTATTCAAGAAGCCGATACGAGTGGAAAAATGGCTGATATGGAATTGCAGCTGATTGTTGAGGATACTAATCGTATCTGGGAAGAAGTATCTTTCACTTAGACGATGGAAGGAAAATAAAAATGAATGCGAAGATTGTAGAATTACTGAAAAGGCGCTATCCTGCTGGAACGAGAGTTCGGCTCTTAAAAATGGAAGACCCGAATCCAGTGCCAGTTGGTATGTTGGGAACGGTGGAAGATGTGGATGATATTGGTTCCTTGATTGTTCAATGGGACAATGGACGGCAACTCCATGTGTTGCATGGTATTGATGAAGTCGAGAAAATCGATTCATAAGAAATAAAGCCTTCGGGCTTTTTTCTTGTGGACTGAAGGAGGTGAGGGCATGGCACAAAAGGGCAGAAAGCCCAAACCAACTAGTTTGAAAATCTTAGAAGGTAATCCAGGCAAGCGCCCACTTCCAAAGAATGAAATTCAGCCTAAGAAGAAAGCTCCTAGATGCCCTTCCTGGCTTGAAGAAGATGCCAAAAAAGAATGGAAGCGTATGGGCAAAGTCCTGGAAGGGTTGGGACTTTTAACTGATATGGATATGATGGCTTTTGCAGGTTACTGCCAAGCTTATGCACGCTGGAAGGAAGCAGAAGAGTTTCTTTCAAAACACGGCTCTATCATCAAAACTCCCAATGGCTATCTCCAACAAGTGCCACAAGTTTCCATTTCTCAGACTAATCTCAAAATCATGCTCAAGTTCTGTGAGCAGTTTGGTTTAACTCCATCTGCCAGAACACGGCTGGCTTCAATGGATACAGAAGTGGGGTCAGGTGATGAAATGGAAGATTTACTAGGAGAGCGCTTATGAAGTATCACTATATCCCTTCTCCCTTCATGCTTCCAACTTCTCATTATGATGAGAAAAAGGCAGACCGGGCAGTAACCTTCATTCAGAATCTCTGCCACACCAAAGGGCGCTGGGCGGGAAAGAAATTTTTATTATTACCCTGGCAGGAACAAATTGTACGTGACCTTTTTGGTATCGTAAAGGAAGATGGGAATCGACAGTTCCTGACGGCCTATGTAGAGATTCCCAAAAAGAATGGGAAGTCTGAACTGGCTGCTGCTATTGCTCTTTATCTCTTATACGCAGACGGGGAAGCTAGTGCCGAAGTGTATGGAGCGGCTTGTGACCGAAATCAGGCTTCTATTGTTTTTGATGTGGCCAAGCAAATGGTTTTGATGAGTAGGGCTTTAGAAAAACGCTCCAAAGTCATGGGTGCCACTAAACGTATCATCAATTATTCCAATGCAGGCTTCTATCAAGTGTTATCGGCTGAAACTGGGACCAAGCATGGACTCAATGTATCAGGTTTAGTCTTTGATGAAATTCATGCTCAGCCCAATCGCCATTTATACGATGTCTTAACCAAAGGGAGTGGTGATGCCAGGGAGCAGCCCCTCTTTTTTATTATCACGACAGCAGGAAATGACAAAAACTCCATCTGCTATGAACTGCATACCAAGGCCTTAGATATACTAAAGGGGCGAAAAAAAGATAGTACCTTTTATCCAGTTGTTTATGGCCTTTCAGAAGAAGATGATTGGAACGATGAAGAGAACTGGCTAAAGGCTAATCCTTCCCTTGGTCATACAATTGGGATTGACCGGGTTCGGGAAGCTTATTTGAATGCCTTAGATAACCCAGCAGAAGAAAATGTATTCAAGCAATTGCGACTCAATATCTGGACAAATTCAGCTGTGACTTGGATTCCGGAACATATCTACGATAAGGGGAGTCAACCGATTGATGTGGAGATTTTAAAGGGCAGAGATTGTTATGCTGGTCTGGATTTATCTTCCACTTCAGATATTACGGCCTTTGTCCTAATTTTCCCACCAAGACGTGAAGTAGAAAATTATCAGGTTCTTCCCTTCTTTTGGTTACCTGAAGATACACTAGCTCTCAGGTCCCGACGAGATCATGTGTTGTATGATGTCTGGGAAAAGCAAGGCTTTCTTCTTACCACAGAAGGGAATGTCGTTCATTATGGTTTTATTGAACAGTTCATTGAAGAACTGTCCACTATCTACCATATCAAAGAAATTGCCTATGACCGCTGGAATGCGACACAGATGGTTCAGAACCTAGAAGGCATGGGCTTAACAATGGTTCCATTTGGTCAGGGCTATAAGGACATGAGTCCACCTTCCAAAGAGTACTATAAACTCATGATGGAAGGTAAAATCCAGCATGGAGGTCATCCGGTTCTAAAATGGATGGCCCAAAACGTAGTCATGAGACAGGACCCAGCCGGAAATATTAAGCCTGATAAAGAAAAATCTGTCGAAAAGATTGACGGGATTGTCGCAACCATTATGGCTTTAGACAGGTGCATTCGACATCAAAAGAATGACGGTAGTATTTATGATGAGCGAGGAATCTTATCCTTTTAAATTTGTTAGATTTTCCACAATTGAAAGAGTGATTGTAAAGCATCTCAAGCGAGGTGCTTTTTTTCATGCCTAGAAAAGGAGATGACTATGGGAATATTGGAACGATTAGGACTAAAACGACAGAGGGGAGAGCCCGAAAATAAGTATGAAGGAAATGACTTTTCGCTACTCTTTGGTCGAACCACGAGTGGGAAAACTGTTAATGAACGGACGGCATTACAAACGACAGCGGTTTATGCCTGCGTAAGGATTCTGTCAGAGACCATTGCGTCTTTACCTCTTCATGTTTATCGATACACCGAAGGAGGAAAAGCAAAGGATACGGAACATGTCCTTTACACGCTTTTGCATGATGAGCCGAATCCTGACATGACATCTTTTGTCTTTCGGGAAACCTTGATGAGCCATCTCTTGATCTGGGGAAATGCCTATGCTCAGATTCTTCGTGACCGTTCAGGTCAGGTGATTGGGCTGTATCCTTTGCTACCGGATCAGATGAGCGTTCATCGAAGTGAGAAGGGGAAGCTCTATTATGTTTACAATCGTTATGAGGAAGACAATCCTAATTTTCAGGAAAAAGGAAGCATTGTTTTATCACAAGAAGAGGTACTTCATATTCCAGGCTTAGGGTTTGATGGTCTGATTGGTTATTCTCCGATTGCTCTGGCGAAGAATGCGGTGGGGATGACGCTTGCTTGTGAAGAATATGGCGCTAGTTTCTTTAGCAACGGTGCTAACCCCGGTGGAGTTCTCGAACACCCGGGTATCTTAAAAGACCCTGGAAAGGTGCGAGATTCTTGGAATGCAGTCTATCAGGGGACACGAAATGCTCATAAGGTAGCTGTCCTGGAAGAAGGGATGAGCTATAAGCAAATTGGGATACCGCCTGAAGAAGCACAGTTCTTGGAAACCCGCAAGTTTCAAATCAATGAGATTGCACGTCTCTTTCGGATTCCACCGCATATGGTAGGAGATTTAGAGAAGTCCAGTTTTTCTAATATTGAACAGCAATCCCTTGAGTTTGTTAAGTATACCTTGGACCCCTGGGTGGTTCGGTTTGAACAGGCTCTTAAGAAAAGTTTGCTGCTGCCAGAAGAAAAGAAGACCCATTTCATTAAATTCAATGTAGATGGCCTGCTTCGTGGGGATTACCAAAGTCGAATGAACGGCTATGCGATTGGCCGACAAAACGGCTGGCTATCGACCAACGACATCCGAGAACTAGAAGAACTTAACCCTATCTCGCCCGAAGAAGGGGGGGGGGGA